GTATCGACCGATGCCCAGGACAACTCGCTAGAGAATCAGGAGCAACGCATCCGGGAGTTTGCTGACAAGGAGGGGGTGAAGTTGGCCGGGGTCTTCGTTGATGAGGACGTGTCCGGCTCCATCCCCCTCAGGCTTCGGCCCCAAGGGAAGATCCTCTGGGACGCCCTGGACCCCGGTGATACTGTCGTCTTCTGCAAGGTGGACCGCGTCTTCCGCTCAGTGCTGGACGCCGCGGAGACGGTCAACACCTGGCAAGAGAGGCAGGTCCGGTGCGTGATCCTGGACCTGGGCATCGACCTGGCTACCCCCGCCGGCCGGATGTTTTTCCACCAGCTTGCTTCGTTCGCTGAGTTTGAGCGGGCGATGATCGGCCAGCGGACCCGTGAGATTGCTGCTTACCTGAAGAAGCATGGCCGTCCTTACGGCTCCTCGCGGCCCTTCGGGTGGCAGAAGAAGGGGACCGGGAGGTGTGCGGAGTTCGTCCCTTTGGAGAGCGAGCGGGACATTGCTCATCGGGTGCTTCGGTTGCACCTTGACGGGGAGTCTTACCGGGACATCGCCTGGATCCTGGCGAAGGATCGGGTGACGAAGCCGGGGAAGACTCACACTGACCGGGGGAAGGGCGTTTGGTACTCCGTCTCCGACGTACACGGCCTAGCTCAGGCAGCTCGTCTAGGATTCCCAATCGCCGCGCGATCTGCTTTGCTAGCCTCCTAGATGCCACGGAGGCGGATCGTAGGTTCAGGCTGAACTCTTCGGCCAGGTCTACGATCCGCCTCTTGCGGACGAAGCGGCACACTGCCATGGCCTTGTCACGCTCGTCCATACCAGAGATCGCCTCGGCCAGGTCGTCCCGCTGGTCGGTCGATGCCGTCTCCGCCTCTGCCACCACCATCCCGACACGGTCGCCGGGCGTGCGTGTCAGCTTCCTGATCGCCTTCAGCATGGCGTTCAGAATCGCCTGCCCGAAGTATCGCTTGGGGTACGGCAGACGCTTCGGATCGTAGGTGCGGGCGGCCTTGCACAGTGCCAGGTATCCCTCGCCCTCCAGGTCCGGGATCAGTGCCGCCTTCTGCCAGCCGGGACGGTTCTGGACAAAGTACCTGGCCACCACTGTCACCATTTCGGTGTACTCAGTGACGAGGGCCTGCTGTTTCTTAGTCAGCTTCTTCACTGGCCGCCTCTTCCACTACGATCTTGACCAGCCCTGCGGCAGCCATGACGGGTAACTTCTTATCCCGGCGGTCCTTAAGGATCCGGCGGACCGCCAGTCGCCACTCGCTCGGCTGGTAGACGTACACCCAGTGATGCTCGCCGTCCGTCGCCGTGACGCGGGTCTGGTGGTGGATCAGTCGGTTCCGCACTCCTGGCACTCCTTGCAGGGGCAGTCCTCCGGGCACGGGCAGATGGTGGTGTGCCCGTCCGGGTGCGTGATGACTCCTCCCTCGCAAAGACCGCAGCAATCCGTTGCCGGGGTTGGATTCATACTCGCCCGGGCAGCGGAGATCGCCGCCGCCGAGCGGGCGTGGGCAATGTCAAGACCGTCAGGGTCTGCGGACAGCCACGTCAGGAACCAGATGAACATTCGCCACATCTCACCACCCCCTCCCGTGTTCGACCATAACGTACCCGTCCTCACCAACCTCAGACTTCACAGGCTGGATCTCCTCCGGCGGCTCTTCAAAGACCAGGGAGATCCAGAGCAGGTTCTTGGCGGCCCGGGCCACCCACTTCAAGAAGGGACGCTCGTCCTTCCGAGGACTGTCGGATCCACCTGAGAACATAAACCACCCAATCGCCAGCCCAACTAGCAGGGCGACGATGGCTGGTCTGTAGTTACTTGGCGAGCCAGCCGCCATTATCCAGTTCCCTGAAGTCGAAACCGTCGACTGAGCCGATTGCATAGCTATCACCCTGTCCTAAGATTGATACAACGTCCTTCTTCTCTGCCCAAAAACATCCGTCCGGCATGTCGCTGGGCCACTTGCCGCCACCCACATAGTTTCCCCAGCTATTCATGATGAGGGCACCATCCTTGGGGCTGCCGTTTTCTTGGAACCTCAGCCCGACTATTGCCATTTGGTGCATCCATACCCCCGACCGCCGACAGTAGCCATCACTGTCCCGGGTGGTGTTGAAGCCAACACTGGACGCTATGGTCACGGGGTAACCGCTGGTGACCGCTGCGACCAGCTCGTCCCAGGTCTTCACTGCGACGACGTGCTTGCAGGGGTGCTTCTTGGCCTCGGCATCCATCTTGCCGTTGTCGCCCTGCCCGCCGCAGCCGTATGCCCCGTACTCCTTGGCCCGGCTAGATGAATAGGTCGTCAGGTCCCGCCCAACCACGGGCTCCCGATAAACGACGCCCCAGTCCTTCAGCCACTTGGCCGCGCCCCAGCCAGTGGCCCCGTCGCTGTAGCCTCCGACGGGGCTGGAGCCGGAACCGTCGCGGCCACGCGCCTCTACGCGGGCTCCGCCGTAGATCGGCTCCGTTGCTGGGAGGAGAGGCGGATCGGCACGCTGGCCCATGGTCCAGTCCACGCTCTCCGCACAGTACACCGCGTGCATGGCTCCCCATGACACGCAGTCGCCTATCCCCTGCCGGGCCACCTTAAAGGGCGTCCCATAGCGGGCCTGGTGGGCCTGGCTCATCTGGCGGTACAGGAACGTGTCCTTGTGCTGGGCCTTGGACATGGCGTCCGCACCCGCCTGTGCGAAGTACGGCTGGGGCAGCGACCTCAGGAACCTCTGCACGCCCTGCGGGTCCGGCACGTAGCCTGTCGGCATCTCCTTCTTGGGGAGTGCCAGGAGGACCGCCAGGGCTACGACGGCCACCGCCAGGAAGAGCCTGAACGGGTGGTGCTTCACCGTGCCGCCTCCGCCGCCTTGGCCACCTCACGGTAGGCAGCGATCCACTTCCGCTTGGTCGCCTCGTCCATCGGGCCACCGGACGTGCCGGCGTTGGCATCCAGGTAGGCACCGATGGCGTCCCGGGCCAGGGGGTGCTTGTCCCCCAGGCTCTGGCCCTTGCACAGCATCTTCCGGGTGCGGACACGCAGCTCATCAAACGCCACGCCCGTGATCAGGAGCGGCTCGGCCTGCGACATGTCCCACTCCAGCTCGTCAGCCAGCTCCGCACAGAGGGCAGAGACCAGGGCCGCGTCCTCTGAGGCGTCGGGACCTACAAACTTCCCGGCCAGGGTGAACCCGACCGGGGCCGGCGGGAGGGGGGCCGGGGACTTGCTGGCGTATGACCAGACAGCCGCAGCCAGGAGGGCCACGGCCGCCAGGTGGCGAGAGTCCGGGGCCTTGAACTCATGGTAGTGGGCCTTAATCCAGGGCCAGGCCAGGGCACCACCAGCCAGCACAAGCAGAGTAATAGTCATCATGACCTCACCATCGGCAGAAGGACCTCCACGGCACCGGACGTGATCGCCAGCAGCAGTGAGCGGATCGAAGGCTTGGCCAGCACCCAGAACGGCCAGATCGCCGGGGGAATGGTCTTGTCGGCCAGCCTGTCGAAGAGGGCCGCCACGGCGTCCAGAACCATCTGCTTCTTCTCGGCCCCGGTCATCTGGTTCACGGCGTCCAGCGTTTCGATGGACAGCCGGACGAGGGCCAGCATCAGCTCGCCAAACTCAGACCAGGACAGACCGTCCTTGGCCTTCTCGGCGGCGGCGTCAATGAACCTGATGACCTTGGGCCCGAAGAACGAGGACTCACTGGCCTTCAGAAGGGGGGCATCGGCGTACATCGCGGCTCCTGCGTTCGCAGGCCACCGCTACGACGGCGTGGCCTGCTATGTCCATGAGGGTCTTCTCTATAGATATTGTCTCCCTCAGGGCACGCAGCCTCCGCACTTTTTCTCCGATCCTCGCCACCTGGTAACGCATCGGATCGATCCCGTCGTCTGCCACCCCCAGTGCGTTCTCCAGGGGGTCCTCTCCGCAACCGTAGTAACCTCGCTTCCGAGAGAGCAGGGCGTACAGCTCGTCACAGATGTCCTTGTACGGGTCACCAGGTTCGCTCTCGGGCCTGGTTGACGATTCGACCGTACTCTGCCCAGAAAGTTGGGTGGTGGGGATCTTCTTCGCCGTCACACAGATGCGCTGTTCTTGCATGAGCCAACTCCTCACATAGCGTGTCAACCAGGACATCTAAGCTGCTTGTGTTTGCTAAGACGATCACGCCGCGGTTGGCGTCTTCATCAAAATCAAAGTAACCGTGCATCCCCGGGAGACGGTCAGGGCTCCTCAGGTAGTACCGGAGGGGAAACGGGACCGGGAATCTCTTCTCGCTCCAGGCTTTGAAACGCCTGACTACGCGCCTCCTCCAGTCGGATGAAGAACTCATACGCTCTCTCCAGCGGCAGCGTCAGCAGCCATGGCTCTCGGCTCTTCTTGTGTACCACTGCCGGTACATTGTCCCCGCCGTCAGTGATCGCCTGCCGCATCCAGGCCCGTACCGACTCACGCTCTACGAACTTCACCTCCCAGTGAATGCCGTCGGCCGCCACGGCCAGGTCCGACGCACCGAGCCCGGAGTACTGGACTCCACGCCGGGCAGGGATCCCCAGGCTGGTGCGGATCGCCTCCGCGGCCGACCGCTCGCCACGCTTGCCCTTCTCTCGCTGGGATCTACTCACACTAGCCTCACAAACAGGGGGCCGTCAGGGCCTACGTAGGCCGACAGTGTGTTGCACTCCATCCACTCCACTGCCTCCTCGGCCGTCATGCCGTCCTTCTCCAGGATGTCCAGGCAGGCATCGGCGTCGTATATCAGTACCTGCTGGGCGTGGTTGACCGTGTAGCCGATCAATGCACCGTCGAACCCATCGGCCCTCAGGGCCTTAGGGTTGTGCTCGGCCAGCTCTTCCTCGGCGTCTCTAGCCCTGCTGATCATGGGGTCCGGCTCCGGTGGAGGTTCTCCTGGCGTTCGTTCAGATACCACGGGTCCGGCTCCGTTGGCTCATAGCCCAGATGTTTCTTATGACGAAGGCTCGCCAGGTAAGCCGGGTCGTAGTTGTCCGGGTCGCTCTCACGCTTCGCCCACAGGACTGTACTATTGTATATCGGCGGGAAGTTCCCCGCTACCTTGCCGGCGTGCAGCACGTCATGGCAACGGGAGCAGAGCCGGCAGTAGTTCCTAGTGTCATGCTTGCGGGCTGAGCCGCTCATAATGTGGTGGACGTGGAGGTCCCGGCGGCCGTCGCTCTGGGGCCACCAGCAGATGGCACAGGAGAGGTGCTCCTGCGCCCACTCCCAGCACTCCGCCTGCTCTCGCTTGTTCATCCGTGCCATTTAGTCATCCCACGGACAGGACGTGGGATCGCCGCCGCCGGCCAGCCAGACGGCCCGCTGAGCGGCGTACTGATCCCCGACGAACTCGCCCATAGGCCTGCCGCGGCTTGCCTTAGCAGCCTTACGCTTGGCCTTGCGGTGGCTCCGCACGCCGTGGCCGCCCAAGGCAGCCTGAGCGGGAATGCTGTCCCGGCTGCCGTGGCTCTCGGCCCGCCGCCGCAGCTCGTCTATGACGCATGCCGGCGGCCTGGCCATGCTCTCCAGGGCCCACACCAGATACTTCAAAGGAACGTCGCAAGCCGGATCGCCACGGTGCCGGCCGAAGGTCATCAGATCCATCTGATTCTCCTGCATGTACGCAGCCCGGCTTTAGTGAGAGGTGGGAAACCTCTCACTGGCGACTAGCGCCTCGGGCCAACCCTGCCTTATCGTTACCTCAACTGCCGGTGCCGCCGGGGGAGCTAGCCGGTCTTCATCCAGGGGTGGACTGACTTCTGCGGACTCGCCGCTCCGGCTGTGGGCCGGCTTTCTTTAGGCTGGCG